GTAAGCTGGCACCGGGTTGATCGTCACGACGTTGCCGCCTGAATCAATCCCCTGCTGCGGCGTGAGTTCCGCCGCCGTGTGCCAGCCCCATTGCGACGGGGTAGTGTTCTGTGATGCACCACTACTCACCGTTCCGTACCAGGCTGCGACGTTGCCGTTCTTGTCGAGGAACTGTGTCGGCACGCCCTCATACGACTGACCACCTGGAGTAAGACCCTGCTGAGTGAACTGATTCACCCCGGCCCCGAAGTCCAGCCCGTTGGGTGCAGCAGCCGCTTGAGGAGCCAACTGAACCGCACCGTTCGTGGTGGTCTGCGAAATCCCTTGCGTCGGATCAGAGGTGATGTTCCCCTGCGGATCAACGGTCATCCCGAAGTCTTGCGGCCTACCGATCACGTTCCCATTCTGGTCGCGCACCGTGCCGCTCGCCTGGTCATACTGTGATCCAACCGGCATCCCGGTATCCAATTGCAACGCAGCCTTCGGGCTGAACCCGAAATCCTGCGGAGTACCAAGTGCGTTCCCGCTCTTGTCAACCAGCAAATTCTTGCTGGCGTCATACGAGATACCCGCCGTTCCGCTGCTCATCGCATCTTGAAACGCCTGTGCGGTTGCGGCATCAACGGCCATTTAAATCCCCGTGCCGGCAGACAACTTGAGTTGCGCCTCGGTAGCCAGCAATTCTTTCTTCGTGCGTTCCGTAATGGCAGTCATCGCGAGATCCGCTTTGATCTGCTCGAGCGTTAAATCTTTGACCTGTGCGAGTTTGATCATCTCAAGCTGGAGTTGCTTGTCAAGCATTTGCAACTTGAACGCCTGATCTTGCTGCGCCAGTTGCATCCGTGTCTGAGCCTCTGCCTGCGAAATCTGGATGTCTGCCTGTGCGCGTTGCATCTCGGCCTGACCCTTCATCTTCGCTGCGACCAGACGAGGATCGCCGCCACCGTTCTGCGCGTTCTGCGCCATCGCTTCCTGCTTCTTCTCGATCTCGTCATCCGAGAGCATGATGTCCGCTGGATCAACGTGCTGTGCTTGTAGGGCTTTCTCAAACAACTTCTTCGGATCGACCATCGGCCCAAACACCGGATTCGATGCCGCGGCCATCAGGTTCATAAACGCTTGGTTCTGGATGTCTCGGATCAGTAGCGCGGACGATCCACGAGCATCAATATTGAAGTCACCCTTGATGTCATCCTTGTCCGAATACAGCATGTTGTAGTCGTAGTACCGGCGGATGTGCGGTTTCGTGATGTAGTCATCGTATTGCTTGACCAGGCGCCGCAGCACGACGTTTGCTGCGTTCATCAGCATCTGCATCCCGCCGACCGTGTCGGGGGCTTTCCCCTGCTCACCCTGCGTCAGCATCGGTACGCCGGTTTCCTCGTCGGCCAACTGCTGCGCCATACCGATGATCTTCTCAAGTTCGGCCTGGTGCGATGCGAATTCAAACGTGGTGAATGCCTTACGCACATCATCCGTGTCATCGGTCGCGTACCAAATCTTGCGCCCGGTCAACTGCATTTGCTTGTCTGCCGGCTGAATCACGCTCGGCTTGATGACGATCTGCGGACCGGAACTCACGCCCATGTTGTCCATCATCGTGCGCCACGCCGCATTCAGCACTTTCTGCTGCGACCGCATGAGATACGGAATCCCGTAGCCGCGGGGAGAATCAGAAACCTTCTCCCAAGGGTAAAAGTCATACGGCAAATCGCCGGATTCCAGCGGGTTCAGGTAGGCCTTCACGACGATTGAGTTGATGAAAACCACCACCCCACTCACCGAATGAAGTTCATCCTTCTCACCGACGGGAACGCCTGCGGCTTGTAGGTCATCGTGGTTGACCTCGCCCGTGTACGTCCACACCTCAAAATTAGTGCGCTGGCGTTCGCGTGCTGCGGAGTTTTGGTCGCCTACCTCGGTCATCGTGGCCGTCGGTTTCGGACCCTCTTCAAGTACCTTGCGCAATTGCGCTTTCATGTACCCCGGTTGCTTCGCAAGGTCGCGCACTTGCCGCGGAGTCATCAAGTCGCGCTCGTAAATCCCCTTGCCGGCGTGAACGTCATCACCACAGGCGGGGTCTTCCCACACGTTGCGCGGATCAACCCTGAACGATGCCGGATTGATCTCTTCGACCATTTCAATGCATTGCACCGTCTGGCCGGTTTGGTCGGTCATCGACATCCACGCCTTGCGTGTCCTGTTCGTGACGATCGGCCCTTTCAATATCCCAACGCCCATGATCGCAGAGTCGTGGATCATCTTCCGGCTTTCGGAGTTGTAGTCGCACTCAACCAACTGGTCGTCAATGACGTTTGACATCGCGTCGGCTTTTGTCCGCGCCAACTCCATGATCTTGCGAGCGACATCTTTCTCGGTCACCGGCTGACCGTTCGCGTCCACCAGTTGGGTGCCAGACTGCGGATCGACGGCCAAGGCATCCGATGCAAGAGACGATGCCAACTCGGGGATCGGCGTAGGCTGAATGCCCCAGTTCTGGTCATCGGTCGGGAGCATGATGTCGGCAAGCCGCGCCTCGGCTGCGTTCGCCTTCTGTCGCGTCAGTCCGATAAACACGGTAGAGCGAGTCGGCTTCGCGCCCTGAGTCGTGATGGGGTAGCCCTGGTACACCGACTCCATCATCTCGGCAGCTTGCTTGGCTGCGGCATCACGCGCATGGTACTGGTCCAGGTCTTCCTGTACCCGCTTGTCCCACCCGGTTGCCGCCCGCGCCCTTACCCACTCGTCGCGCTGCTTGGCAAGTGAATGACCAAACGCCTGCAACTGTTCCTCAAACTTCGCCGCCTCTGCCTGCGGATCAAGCGCCGACGGTTCTCCCATCGGCTCATCCATCCCCGATTCATACTGCGCAGGAAAGTCGGTCAATGCCATATGCGATGCCCAATAAAAAAGCCACCCGAAGGTGGCCTGTGTGATTCTTGTATCCGGCTACACGCCGATTTCTGTGTCTAGTACACCGTAACTTACGACCGGAGCGCCCATGAATGGGCTGACTTCCTCGTTGCTCAACTGGTCTGCGATCACGCCCAAATATCTGAATGCGTCCGCGCCGTGACTGAACTCGTCATGTACCGGCGCCGCCGGCTCACCCGTGCTGATCGGGATCGATCGCCGATACCGCTTCAGGCATTCAATGAGCCGCGCCGTCTTCTGCTTGTCGAAATAGCACTGCCGCATCGTCATCCGCGCTACCCTGATGCCTGGTTCAACCCCGATATTCGGAGTTATCTTCGGCATCCGGTTACCCTGCCGCATCTTTCTCAGCATCAACTGCACACTGGTTCCGGTCTTCAGGTCTTTGTGCGTTGCGTCGTGCGGCAACCACCAATCGCCCCAGTTGTAAGGGCGCCGGTTTAATTCGTTCGCGTAGTGGTCCAGCGTTTTCTGGCTGTCTTCGATGTAGTCAATGACCGCGAGCGCACTCGGCCCGATCTTTTGAGCCATGATGATCGAGGTCGAATCGTTCCAGCCCAAATCCCAAATTGCGTGGACTTTCGCCTTCGGATCGTAGGGAAGCAGGGTAATCCTGCCCTCCTTGACCGCGAATGCCATTTCCTCTGCGTATATAGCCCCGTCAATCGATGACCGACACTGACCGCCCCAGATGGTTTTGTAGCCCTCTGGATCTGTCTCAAGACAATGAATCCGTTCTTGCTCCAACTCTGGTGGAAACCAGGGGTTGTCCGCATAGTTGACGTTCAGAACAACTGACCGCGGCGGCGGATTCTCTACGAACCGCTTCCAGGTATCGTCCGTGTCCAGGTTCGGGTTGAAACTCACCCAAATCTCAGACCCCGGTTTACGGATGGTCGGGATCAGGATGTCCCACGATTTCTTGCTGACCGAGTGGGCTTCTTCCACCCACACGATGTCAGCGCCCTCGTAGCTCTTGATCGTGTCCACCGTGTGCTGCAGAAGGCCGGTGAAATCGAACGTCGTGCCGTTCTTCCCACGAATCTCTGTCTCGAGAACTTCGTAGAACCCACCGAGTCCCATCGCCTCAATCTGGTCGTGCAGCAACTGATGCACCGACTGCTTGAGACTTTTCTGCACCTCACGAGCGCAAAGCACCCGAAGCTTTTCTTTCGCCCCCTTGATCAGGAGCGCCTTGGCGAATGACCAACTCTTACTTGATCCTCTGCCGCCCCACGCTACCTTGTACCGATATGGCTTGAAGAGTTCTTCAGCCCACTCAGGCAGCTCTATGGGATTTGACAAAGGAAACCTCAAGTGAATGCTGCACCGGACCGCCATTGGGGCCGCTGACGATGTTTTCCACCTTGTCGCGCCATTCAACAGGTTTGCGGTTCTTCAACCAGAAGATCGCCGCGGTCGTGTCTGGCGGGTACTTCTTGCGGATCGGCGTTTGGACAATTTGATTCGCTATGACTCGGATGTCCACCTCATCATGCTCGTAACCCATTGCCCGTTCGTACAAACTGCGTTCGACCCTGGCATCGGCCTCAGACTTCGCCGCCTTTAAGGCTTCCAGAAATTCTGGTTTCTCGACCTTCCAGTTGGACAGCGTCGAAATGCTGATGTCTAAGAAATTCGCAATGTCCGCATCGGTTGCGCCGAGAATGCAAAGCTGCCTGATCTTCTCTCTCATCCCCTCGTCAAACTTCGACGGGCGCCCCACCTTGGCCGGCGCATTGTTACTCGCGGCTTTCTTGGTGGGGGTCTTCTTTGCGGCCATGACTATTTCTTCGGCGGTTTCTTACCCTTGCAGCCCATCAGATTTTCCCGTTCTTGATGCCGTCATTGAAGCCGAGGGGCGTCGGGAGCTTCTGTGCGCCACCGTAGGGCTTGACGGTTTCGGGGAACTGGACGTTGACTTTGGATGGCAGATCAGCGCCCTTCATCGTGTCGCGGGAGGGGGTGGGGGATGAGTAGTCTTGCATGGTGGTTTCCTTTAAGCCATGATGCCGGGTTGGGCGGGTCGCTTCTGTGCCTCTTCGTTCCACGCCTTGGCGTAGTCTTCGGGGCCTTCAGTATTTTCCTCTTCGGGCGACTCGTCGTTTTCTTCGTTGATGATGGAGTCGATGTACTTGGCTGCGTCGGCGGGATCTTTGGCCGTGTACGGTTCACCCGCCGGCTTGCCGTCTTCTGCCACGGAGATGACGATCGACTTATCGTCGCCGATTTCGATCGTGATGGTTTCGGCCATGATTGATCCTAGAGATTGAGGAGGGATTTGCCGCGGGCGGCGAAGTCTTTGAGGGCGGATTCGACCTCACCGCCAACCGTGCTGGCGTAGGCTTCGACCTCTTGCCACACCGACAGGTGCGGTTGGGCGGCGGCGAGCGCGGCCTTGTTTGCTGCGAGTTGTTCGCTTGCGGCGTCGAGCGCCGATTGCGCTGCGGCTACTGCTGCTTCATCAGCGGCGATTTGTTCGGTCAGGGTTGCCATGCAACCTCCAAGAATAAAAAGCGCCTGGGGTTACCAGGCGAACCGTTTGGGACAACGGGAGGAGATTTTCAAACCAAGTCTTTCGTATCGACCTTGATGCACACCCCGGCGGCAGACGCGCCGGCCTTGCGGATCTCGCCCAGTGCGTACTGGGTGACTTCTGAGCATCCTGACGGGGTGAAGAACTTTGTATCCCCGAGTACGAACGTACAGTCGGGGCTGCAAAGGAAGATGACAGACAGCCAGAAAGCCATAATGCACCTCCGCTTGCGGAAATGAAAAAGCCCTCCGAAGAGGGCGATAGGTCGTGTGCTTTTGCACCGACACAGAATCCGACTCACTCGTCTGGCTCTCGCCTTCCAGAGGGGAACTGTTTGACTCGCCCCAGCTTCGCATTTCTGCGGTCTAGCTGTACCGGCGAGTCGGATTGTGTCTTGATGCGAGGAGCGGCTCGTGTGCGTAACGAGCGGGCGCACGCTCCCTGAGTGCAATTTTAATTCCGCGAATGTGTGGAGTCAAGTAGTTGTTTTTGCACATGAATTCAACCAGAAAGAACATGAATTCAAACATCCGAAATTGGCTTTTTATTTCCGAATTCGGATATTTAAGTGCTTTGCCGTGGTAATGCAAATTCCTTACCAATCGGGTTGACCGTGGAATTCTTTGGCAATAGCTGACCGCAGCACTGGCACACTCCGCGCCTTTCCCTGCGCTTGACCGCCTTCTGGACGCTTGCGTAATCAACCCCGGCTTTGGATGCCGCCTGGTGCCGCGACAACCCCTGTTCGACCAGAAGCACGGCAATCCCCGTTTTGCTCGTCGGCATTGGCCGACCAACGTCGAGCGGCGTATACGCGATGAACTTGGTGGAGTCTCCCCAAGACTCCGGCACCTTCTCCCACGCCGCCGCCTTGAGTTGCCCGTCCACCTCGGTTGCGGTGAACGCGACATACCGATGGTCCATCTGAAGCATGTCTTTGATCCGCTGTCTGACTCCGGCAGACCAGGGTAGATGATTAACGAAGAGCGTTACCCCGATGACTTTCATGCTTTACCCTTCGCTTTTTCGAGCTTTTTCGATGATGGCTTTGCACTCGTTCGCCAAGACGGGTGCACCGGCAACGTCCCGCAAATAGTCTTCCGCCTTGATCAGCATCGAAAGCATTTCTGGTGCCGCTGCGATCAGGCGTGCGTTGGCGTGTCTAGTTCTTGCGCTTGTTGTTGGGTCATCGGGAACATCCGCCACCACAACAGAGACATGCGGCGTGTCAGAAATAATCCTTCTGAACGACAGCCTTTTGCCCCAAGCTTGGGAATTTATCCATGGTCCCGGCGTGTGCTTGCTCATAAATCCATCTCCGTGTTCAGCCGGCGCATGATCTCCCCTGCAACCTGGCGCTGGAATTGTTCAATCAACTCAACCACAACGAGTTCCTGCGCACCCGTCATGGTTCTCCGCCCTGCACCGCGACATTCTGGGCAAACGTCATCGGACAGCATCGGGGTGCCGGGAATGACAAAATATCCCCTGCCCGCGCATTGCTGGCACACATCATTGGACATATGCGTCAGCACTTCAATGACCGTTTCCTGCGGGTGACCGAGCGCGACTAGACCTTCAAAGATCGGCCTCAGTTCGCGGTTGTCTCGAGCAACGCGCCACCTCCATATTGAAAGCCCCAGCGCGTTGCTGACACCGGCCATGCCGCAAGCCCTGATGATGTCAACGTCACCGATCTCATCTGTGTGAACCTCTCCAAGATCCGATGATTCCTGGGCAGTGCCGATCCGCTCGCGAGTTGTCATGCCGCCTCCATTGTTGAAACCGTGATTTTGATCCGGCCACCCTTGATCGGATCGCCCCACTCAAAAACCGTCCTGCGGATAACCTTATTGCTATCGTCTTGCCAAAAAAACGCTTTTGTAAGGGCATCCTTTACTACCTTCATCACGTTGTCATCATCAACAGCGCGGCGGTCTGGCGGGTTGGCAAACCATTCAACGATCAGCGGACCTGATAACCGGCGGTCCAGCTTTGCGGCCCTGATCAGCCATCCGACCTGTTCTCGGTAAGCCTTGATTGAGCCGATCGTGTAAAAACCCTTCTTTCCCAATCGGGTCGTGTGATTGCCGGTTGCCGGTGGCCACGGTAGATCGATGATCATGCCGACTCCATCAGGCGCCGGAGCGTTTCGTTGATTGCGCCTAGTTCATCCATCTTGTGATTTTTCCAACGCGCCCGAGTTCCGTGCCAACCACCACTGCCCCGATGACATTCTGGACAAAGAGCGACCGATATGTACCAGGCACCCTGTTCCGGTTCGTGCGCTTCTGTCGGTCCTGGCTCACCGCAAATCACGCAACTGAGTTTCTTGACTGCTGAAACGTGCCGGCGTTCTGCTGCGGTCATGGTCTTCTTATTTTTCGATTGCATTCAAGTCTCCTCAATGAACGCTTCTGCCATTGCCTCAACTTGCTCGGGCGTCAGCGTTGGCCAGTATCGTTCTGAGACGTATCGGCAGATGGCCTTGGCAACTTGTTGGTATTCCTCCTCGGACATCTGATCGAACGAAAGCGATCGCGGCGTCCTGTGCATGGCCATTCCAAACCCTGGCAGGATCACTCCAATTTCGTCACACCCTGCGCCTGACTCAATCTGCAACCGCTTGATCGCGTCGTGTGCGTCAGCACCGTGGAATGAATCAATGTTTGCCACCACCAGTTGACCAATGCGGTGAACCAGCCGATTGAACTTTGGGTTGCGCAACTTGGTCAGTTTGGCCTTGAGTACGTCACCAACCCTGTAGCCCCGACTGCGAAGCTGACTCGCAGCATACGCATCCGCCGGTTCCAATCGACCTTTCCCAACCCGGACGTAAACCGATTCGCGTGTCATGCCTTCACCACATCAGGCCGCTCAACCAGTAGCACCATTTCAT